CTCAGCATCCTTTATTCTTAATCCCCCGGTTTCCTGTATATGTTCAGCATCCTTGACTCGGAAACCGACGGAAAATGCGCCGAGGATACCTTCTTTAACTAGTTCACAAACATTAGCTGGTGCAGACTTGCTAATCTTAGCTTCAAGCTCTAGACCATCTTCGGTAATGCGAAGAGCCTTTGCTCTTCCAATAGGCCGATCATAGTCATGGTTAAATAAAATAATAGGGTTATTTTCAAAGTTCTTTAGACCTCCCTTAGTCCATGCCGTAGGGTCTACAGAGTCCCCCGCACGGTCGATATGGTTAGTGCTTGCCATTCCTCGAATAGTAACGCTTCCATCTTCTGAGGTATCTAAAGTTTTAAAAGTAGACGTTAAGTTAAAAATCTTATTCATCTGAACTCTCTGTTTGCTTTGTCGCCTCCGACATTGCTCTTAGAGCTTCTAGTGATTGAAGAGGCTCTTCTTTTGAGTCTATTTTTGTATCATCAGAATACAAGTCTGGGTATAATCTTTCTGTTGACGCTACTGCTCTCTTCCATAAGGTAAATTGTTTTTTAATGTGTCTGAGAGTAACGGGGCTTTCTACTTCTTTTACATATTCTTTATATGTAGGTGTTTTTGTAATTCCATGGGTTTTGAAATCATAATATAGTTGCTTCATAATAACCCGTCTCTGCCTTGAAGTAGGCATAGTTTAATTCTCCTCTGTCTCTGTGGGCCGTCCACCTTCTAAGGGGTTTCCAGCACTTCCTGCAATGTTTGCAGGTATTCTTAAATCATCTGCATTGGGCATTTGTTCAAATCCTAAAGCATCTCTAGCTTCATTTGGAGTAATAAGCCCGGTATTTACTAGTGAAGTGTAATATGCCGCCTGTTCTGAAATTTCGGGGCGTAAAGACGTTATCTCACTAGTATCTGCTGTAAGTTCGTACCCAAAAAACGCTTCGTATGCGGAGGCCATTTTCTCAAGAATGGGCATAATAGTTTCTAGGTAATACATTCTCATATTGGGCTTTAAGTTAGCGTTATTTCCGGAGTCCAACATAATGGGAGGAACACCTAAAGCCTTGAGAATAATCTTTTCATTATCTGCGATAGCTGTTTGGAAGTCAAGCTCTTTAAAGTTAGTGCTATTAACTGACTCTAAATCCATTCCAGAGTCTAGTATCATGGGGCGTCTGCCCCCACCATCTGGATTGTACGATTGCTGCCAGCTACTTATGAGCTTTTGCTTAAGACGTGGCCCTAAAGAGCTAGGGTGCTTGATTACAAGTCCCGGTACAGCACCATTTTTGAAAAAGTTACTTTGAAACGATTTCATATTATTGGTAAGTACCATCGTCTTAAGGGCTGGGTGAAGTCTGGAAGTGCCTCTATAGATAGACCTGAAAGAGTTTTCTTTTATATGAATAATCTCGTTAGGCTTAAACTTCACATCTTCATTATAAGTATAGTGATCTACATAAGTTTTTTCACTAGCATGGATTTTCATGCTGGAGGCAGGCAGGTGGTACATTGCGCTTGCGGGAGCGTCCCAAAAAATGAATATATTGCCGTCAATAATATAATCAATAATACAATTTCTTCTAAAAGAGCTAAGGTCTTGATAGGGATTAGGTTGCTTGTTGAGTACACGGTCTACTTGTACTTTTCTTACCCCTTTTTGTTTGGGGTCAATACCAAGAGAATCGCCAACCATGAAATCAATTTCCGACACATCATCTACAATGATATTGGTGCCTCGGTTTACAACCTCAAGGGTTTCATACGCTTGCTGATAGGTAAAGGTAGGCTCATTTGAGCCCACCGTTTTCTCAGTGTAGTAAGGTTGGGCCGGGTTTAGCTTTTCCGATACCCAATAACCAAAATTATTATACCAAGCCATTCTTTTCCCTTTGAATACCTACCCATCTGATCTGCTTCCTGGCGGAAGTGAGCGTAGGATTTCTGCCGTATATAGAGTGGAGTTTTAAATGATGAGCGTGGCATAGAGTTACGGTATCCTCATACAATTCTTCTATGTGCTCGTTTATAAACTCGTCCCTAAAGTCCCTAATATCCTCTATAAAATAATTCTTTTCTTCAACCCACTTATACAGAAGAGGGCTTAAACTATAATAGTGGTGAAAATCTAGTTGTTCCGTAGAACCACAAATATAGCACTCAGACCCCTTGTCATATCTAGTTTTTGCTTTGTCCCTAACGTATTTTACAGGGTCTCTTTTAAGTTTTGACATATGTTTTTGTTATTCTTAACTTATTATGGGTCTAGGTTGGATTTTTCTAGTAATTTTTACAAATCCTTAATTTTCATAAAAGAAATTATATCTTTCCGAAGTTGAATTGTCAAATGTTATTTTTTGTAGGTGAAATTAAAATCCCGCTGTATCCGCTACATACGAATAAAGAGCATATCTAAGAGCATCTGCCATATGGCTTGCCTCATTATGTTTTGGTTTTTCTTTTAGTAGGTTAGGGTTAGTATCCCATTGATATTGATCGAGCGCATATAAAACATGGTCACAATTTTGGTCTACTATAAGTCTATTTGTTTCTGCAAGATTTGATACGTGTCCAATACCATCTAGAACGGACTTTTTAGCATTAATAGTTGGAATATCGTATTCGGCAGCGAAGTCTACTCGAGTCTGCTGTGCGGCTGCATCAATATAAATATAGTCTAGGCCCCACTTCTCTATAAGTTTTTGTACTTCCTCGGCGTGTTCTCTTGTGGTTCTCTCTGCGTCATAATACTCATCTACAATATAGTATTTTTCAGTATTATAGTTATATCCAACCACAACTAGTGCAGTAGGGTCTCTGAAGCCTACGTCGATTCCTGCGAAGAACTCCAAATCGTTCAACTCTTCAGACTGGCTTAGATCTTCTACACACTCTGCCCTATCAAACTTCCATATTTGTCCTTCAAACATATTGAAGTCCGCTTCATATTCTTGTTTAAACTCTGCTTCGGACATAGATCTGCGAGCCTCCTCCACGTCTTCTGCCGACATTCTTGGATTATCTTCGTGAGTAGCTCTGATAGAAACCCATTGAGGAAATTGGTCACTAAAACCTCTATCGAAAAGCTCAGAAAACCAGTTATTCTTACCTCTAGGTGTAGAGATAAACATAGCTTTTGAATTGGGTTTATCAAGAGTAGGTCGTAAAGCTACGTTAAACGCTTCCATTCCGTGAGTAAGTGCCGCTTCATCAAAAATAATTAGATCGTAACTTCGTCCTACACAACTATCTACCTGGTGAACAGAACCAATACGCACACTCGAACCATTTGATAATTCAATTACCTTATCCTTTGCGTTATCTTTTGTAACTTCTAGGTCGAATTGTTTAATCAAATGGCGCTGCAGATCGAAAGAGATTTGAGATAGTTGGTAGTTAGGAGCCATAATCAGGATATGGCAATTAGGTACTAAAGAAACAAGTTGCCCAATTATATTCGCAATATAAGTTTTTCCCTGCCGCCTAGAGATAGCTGCTGTGATGAATCGGTACTTAGAGTAATTTATAGCATTAATTATTGCTTTTTGCGAGGGGAGAGGAGATACTCCCAATAGTCCTAGATAGGGATCAATTGGGAGTTTAAGAAATCGCTCAGATACCGGGTAGTCTACTATTCTATCGTAGGGTACATCTGATCGGCTAATCTGTATAGCCATGTTAAGTCCTATTGTTTTTTATTATTATTATTTAAGTAGAGGCCAAACCATCCTGCCCCTGCTGTTATAATAGCTCCAACTAAGCTGGCCTGCTGAGTTGTGGGTTCCTCAAGTGCGGTAAACCAGTGAAAGGACTCATAGAGTATGTGTAAATAAAATGCGATGAAAAGCCTAGGAAAAGGTCTCCAAGCATCAAATGCACCAGCTAAATCTATGAGCCATTGATATTTATTTACCACTTTACCTTATTTGCCCAATATGCTGCGGAAAGTTTTCCCTTAGCAATATTCTTGGCGTGACGCGCCTTAAAGGAGGCTCTTCTAGCGGCGTAACTTTTACTTTCACCCTTCTTTTTAGGGGAACCTTTTACACCTTGCTGGCCAAAGCGGATAGTTTTTACTTTATTTCCTACCTTAGCCACTACAACATGAGATTTCTTAGGATGCTTAGGGGTTCTTTTTGGCTTATTATACCCCGAAACTCCGGCTCTCTTTAGCCTTGAGTCCTTTTTCCTTTTAGTGGCACGCCTTTTTTTACGGGGCATTACTTAAGTCGGTCTTTTACATCCGGATTACGGTCAAAGCTACCTCCACTACGACCTGCACCACTATCTTTCTTAGAGCGCTTCCAAACGACTAAGCCCACAACTGCGGCCAAACATAATACAATAATAATTGATTCCATGTGTATTCTCCCTATTTCTTAGAGCGTCTTTTCTTAGAACGCTTCTTCTTCTTCGGTTTCGGCTTCATCGAGTAATGACTCGGCATAAGAGTTCTCCTCAAGTTGCGGTGCAACCTTGTCTAATAAACTAGACTGATTATACTCCTCTTTAGTAATTTCAGTTTTTACACCTGAAATATCTACTTCGTAAAATTTACCTTTCCTACGAATCTTCTTCATTCTTAGCCTCCGGCCTTCTCTAAGTCTCTTATTCTACTATCCAAACCTTGTAGATAGCTAGAATAGTCCCTTAGAATATTCTCTGTGGCTTGATCTTTCTCTAAAAATCTGCCGACTTCGTAATGCATCTCTGCTCTAAATTCATCAAATAGCTCTAGCTTTGATGATTGGGTCTCAGAAATACCAGTTAATTGGTCTGTAACCTGAGACATTCGTAAATCCATATAATTAACTAGTCCAAACGAGAAAGAACCCACCAAAGCTAAGAAAGTGAAAACAATACCTACTAGACCCATATAGTTGATGGGTCTAGTATTCTGACTCAAAATTACTTGTTCTAAACGGTCTATATTTTCTTCTATTCTAAGGTTAGTTGCTTTGGTATCCTCTTCAATCCTTTGAATGGCCGCCCTTGTATCTTCCTTGTTTTGTGTTATTGCTAAATCAATATTATCTAACCGGGCGTTGTAATAGGCTAAGCCTACTCTTTCTTCGTTCGCAGTACCACGAACATCATTCATGTCATTCTTCCTATCGAGACCCCTCAATTATGTGCTCGACCTAGACTAAGGATTTTATTTTATTTTCTTTTTTGTTGACCCTACTCTTTATTATGATTGTACCACCTCGTTGTACTACAGATTAATCTTCATCTGGATTTAGTATAGCATCCATTAGTTTAGAATAGTTAGCACCACCTGCGGCTGCAAAGCCGCCTGCGCCATCATTAATTTGCATATTCAACTGATTTTTAATAGTAACTTTTTCTAGGCTCTCAAGAGCCTTTAACTCGTCCATCCTCATTTTATGTGCCATCATCATAAGGTCGGGCAAGTCTTTTTTAGTATATACTTCTGACTCTTGTGCCTCTTCTAACTTACTAGCAATTATCTCATCCATAACTGAGGCAATGTTACTTCGGTTTCTATACCCTGCATCTAAGTATGCAGTGTCTATGTACTTCTTTACTTCTCGCCTGCCCAAGTATTGTGTTACCTCATATTCTGAAATCTGTAGTTGCTGGGACACAGCAGCAATATTGCCATACATAAGGTACATATTGGCAATTTCCAGACCTTCGGGGGATATTTGAGTTATTTCGTTAGCCATGATAAAATTATACTTCCTGAGAGTTTTTTAGTCAAGATTTATTTTTGAGTAGGTAGTTTATTCCGACTCACTGTTTACATATCTAGAAGAAACGGCTGGTGACATATCTACTATAATATTTCTTAGAGTTGTATAATGAGTCCTGTGAAACATAATAGCCCTATTATTTGAGTCCATCTCTTCTAGTAACTCGTCATTTACATCTACCCATTCCTGTATACTCTTTCTTTTGCATCCAAATTGGATAACATGGCTAGTATATGTGCAGTGATAGCCTCCAATAGATAAAGACTTAATTTCCTTACCATTTCCTGCACATCCTTGAAGTTGGGCATTGTATAAGTTTACATTATGTAAGTTTGAGTTGATAAATACCGTATTGTTTAATATAGCTCGATCAAGGTTTGCATCAGTAAGAGTTGCTTGGGTAAAGTGTGCGCCTGATAAAACGGCTCTTCTCATATTTACCCCAAGTAACTCCGAACCCATAAAGCAAGCACCCTTAAAATTCATACCCTCAAAGTTACATAAAGTAAGGTCTTGGTTTGAGAAATCTGCACGGACTCCTCCTTTCTCTTTTAAAACCCACTTTTTATGTAACGAAGCAATAGCCTCAAGCTCTGATTGTATTAGCTGCGGCTTTCCAAAATTTGGATATTCTAGGTTATTTGTTGGCATTAATCTTCTCCGGGTTTCTTAGGCCAGACTACTTCGTCTAAGTCTCTAATATTTGCAAATGTACGAGGAACTTCTCGCAGCTTTTGTCTATAAATCGTCCAAGCTTCCTTCTCATATGTAGACAGAGGGCAGTCAGCTAGCTGAGTCCAATCAGTGCTAGCTAGTTTAATTTGACGCTGTTTTCTCAACTCTGCCAATGCAGCAGGATTGTCCGCGTTCCACCTTCCGTTTTTCCACTTATAGTGTTTTCCTGGCCTAGTTTCTCTAGGCTTCCAAGACTGAGCTTGAAAATCCCATACTAAGGTTTCAGTAAGTTCAGTGTCTGTATAGGCATCTTCATCAACACAGACTACAATGTTTTCTCCCTGAGAAGAATAGTTTTCCCATAAATCAAAACCAGGAGAAACTACTGTCACCACCTCACCTTCTGGATTTACTAGTGCATACTTTTGTCTCTTATTCATCTGAATCTCGCAATTATATAAGGCATGGGCCCTGGGGCAGATAGCTGCCCTTCTGTACTTGAATAGTTATCTACTCTAATAGACGTTCCTGAAAATGTATATGTCTGTTTATATTCTCGTGAACCCTCTACTGAGTAGTTTGTGGAGTTCATTAAACAGTATATTTGTGAGCTGGGTACATCTGTTACCGTAAAGGTAAAATTAGTGGCGGTTAGTTCACCTAATGCAATAATATCAATGTTGCTGTTGAAATTCTCCGTGGTAAATACTGTACCCCCGTTAATTACCGTAAGACCATAGCCAGTATTTCCAGCCCCTCCTGACATAAGAGAAGTTCTAGAGTAAGTAATTTGTTGTAAGGCCACATCTCTACTAGAAGAACTCGACCACTCTAGAGCTATAGTACCGGAGCCACTTGTAGGGCGAGCAAATATTAAATCAGTACCTGCCGTGATAGAAGTTCCTACAGTTGCAGTAGTGGGCGGCCCCGCAAAGAGGTTAGAGTAGGTTTCCTCGCTGTCTATCTGAACCCTACCTGACGCATTAAAAACTTGTAATCCATATGTCATGACTTAAATATCCAATACGTGAAGCTAAAATCACCCGGCTCTGCCCCCAAGTCGGGGAAAGTTACACTGACTCGAAGAGAGTTATTTCCTAATAGAGTGTAGGTATAGTCGAAAGGTGCTTCCGCCTGTGCTGTTCCTGTTGTATCAAGGAAAATTACCGTCTCGGTTCCATCCTGTACATATCCTCCAGGTAATGCACCTGCAAAATCTTGTTGAACAGTTTGGTTATTTCCTGCAAGTCCTCCACTACCTGAGTTTAAGTATCTACCAACTCTTGAGCTTGTATCCCATATTAAGTCTCCAGTAGAGTTGTATACTTCTAGTCCATATAGTCCGTCAGTAGGGCCACCCCCTCCAGTATTTCCATCACTCTGCGATTGGTATGTTACTCCGTTGGATGTAGTAGTTTGTGCCAAGTCGTCTGTAGCTTCTACTTTATAGTCGTAAGTATCATCTACGTCTAAACTATTAAAAGTAGCAGTAATGCTTGCATTTTGAGTACCCTCACCTGAAGGGGTCTCAGAGGGTACTATAGCTCCAGTTCCTGATACAACTGTAATATCATTAATTACTTGACCAGTAGCAGCAGTAGCAGACCCGGTAATCGTTACGGTAATTCCTGCTCCGGTTCCGGACGAAGGACTAATAGTTGTTGTTCCCATTGTTGGGCCAGCAGTAGGAGTACGCTGAAAACTTGTTGCAGGGCCCCAGAATTTATTATCTGTATTGGTTCTTCTTCTAAACCAAACATAGTATGTTGTAGGCCCACTACCAGCGCCAGGGTCAGTAATACCTGTAAATAACAAGTTACCTCCAGTTCCTTGAAGAACAGAAGATAAAATCCCTGTAGGGTTTGTAGCCGCAGGAAACGCAAGGTTGCTGTTTACAGTACCTTGAGAATCCGTAGAAATACAATAATCAAAATACGATAGAGTATTT